TATTGTCTCGCCATCTACTACCAATTCTGCATCCCTTACAAATCCTATGTGCTTTCCAATGTGTGGTTCGACATTCAAACTAAGAATTGCTTCCCTACTGAATGGAACCATCACAGCCGATTGTGCACCCAGGTATATCGTAAGTAATGCATCGCGTACCATCCAAATGTTAGCATATGCTGCCGCTTCGCCTTCCACTTGCAATTCAGCCTCGCGACTGAATGGTATCAGGTTCCAATCTGGCCCAAAGTTGAGCTCTAACTCGGCATCCCTAGCAAATGGTATCATAGCTTTGGCTTCCGACTCACTATTGATGGTGAGTAATGCATCCCGTATGAATTGGAATGTCGCCCCACCACCCGTGTACGAGAAGTCGATAAACATGCGAGGTTCTCGTATGAATGGGATTAGCCTTATCGTACCAAACTGGCCACCAATTCCCAGCGATGCGTTTCGCCTGAATGGCCTCCGTCTCTCCCTGTCTGGGTCCAATGGGTTTTCCTCAAGGTATTCTCGTACAAACCTCAGCTCAGCACGCCAACCTACAGCGTCTATGTTGCCAAAGTCCCTGGCTAATTGTCGCCATATCTCTCGCCAATCTCCACCATAGTACGATATTCCGACTCCATCAGCGAATGCTCTCATGTGATTTCGCCAGCCATCACCGTGTAGGTTTCCCAGGCTGTCGGCTATCACCCTCAAGTCCTCTCGCCAATCCCCATTGCTTAACGACCCATCTACAATGTCACGTATTTCGGCGATATCTCTTCGCCAGTTCTTCGCCATGGGGCTATACCCCCTTTAGGCTTTCGGTCCGTTTTTCGGGGGCTTTTCGGGCTTGTATGTCTCGTTGCCCCAATCCTCGTCCTCTGCCTGCTTTTCAGACTCGGGCGGCTTTTCGGGCTCAGGCTTCGGAGGTTTTTCGGCATTCGGGTCCTTGATGTTTCCACCAACCCTCAGCCACCCGGCCTTCTCAAATGCCCGTATCTGTACCTCGTCCTCGAGTACAAATGTGTGTTCGCCCTTGGTTAACTTTACCTTTGCCATAATGCACCTCCGTTTTAATTACGCGGAGCGGTGAACGTAGATGGCTTTGTTCTTGTTGTTCAACACGAATGTGTCGAAGTACATTCTGCCCTCTACCAGCCAGCCATTGATGCCAGGCGGGTTGTCGTGGATTTTGTACTCAGCCAACTTCGTGGGGCTCAGCGCGGCCACGCGGTTTGTTATAAGGAACTCAACCCCGGCGGGGAAGTAGCTCTGCGGGATGTAGATAACCGGTATGTTTTCAACCATACCAACCTGCCCTGTCACGAGCATCTGCTGTGACATATCTCCGGACTTGATAAATGCGTCGTCAAGGCGTATCTTCTTGTAGAAGTTCGTACCCGCGAAGCAGAATGTCCCGGCCAGAGGGGCCTTGTTGTCGATAAGCGTCGTAACGCCATCAAGGAATACCTCATAGGCATTGTCGATAGGCGTCGGAGGTGTTATCGTGCCGGCCAAAGCGGCCAAACGCGCAATACGGAACCTATCGACATGAGGTATGAGGATTTCGTCGGTCTGCCTTCTCAAGGCCCGGCCGCTTTCCATAACCATCATGGTGTCAACATAGTTCCTGCGGTCAATGGTGAATGTGAACGATTTGTCCTCTTGCAGCGTCATCGCCTGGGTTGCATTCCCGAGTTCGTCCGGGGTACCATAGCGCTGGTTGCCCGACATGACATAATCGTTCAACGGGGCGGTGTTAACGCTGTACACGTGCACAGTGGACACTCCGTCCCAATCGTAGTCCTGGTTGAAAGCCGGCTGCGTCATTGATGCTAACGTGAACCTCTCGTCAACCTTGTCGCTATACTTCTCGGCATAGTTAACTGCCATTGTGTGTCACTCCTTTAAGTGTTTTTCCTGGGCTTCTGCGGTTCATCGTCAAAGCCCTGTAAGAACAAGTCCTTAGGCGGGTTGTCCTTCTTCTTGTCGTCCGTGTCAACCTTCACCTGGCGAACCTCGGTCTTTTTGTATTTGTCCATGTTCTCAACCATGAACTCCGAGAGGGCGTGCTCGAACGTAATGTCTTTCGCCTTCGCAGTGCTCATAACCGAGTATTCGACAAATTGAACGAACTGTTCGTCGATGTTGGCTAACCGGATTGCATCACGCCGTTTGAAGCTCTCCAATTGCTCATTAGCCTCAGTGGCTTTTGCATTGGCTTCCTCTATTGCCTTGGCCGCCCGTTCCTCAACGGTTTGCTGCGATGCTTGCCATTCCTTAAAGGCTTTTACTTCCTCTTTGGTAGGCATATCTTTCAGCTTCTTTGCGACCATAGCATCAGCCAATTCCTGTGCCTTCGCCAGAATATCCTTTTGTGCCGCTTTAGCATCCTCGTCGGCCTTTTTCTTGGCCGCTTCCTGTTCGGGTGTCAGCTCTGTGCCTTTTTTGTCGGCCTCTAAGTCGGCCTTCGCGGCATCGTCTGCCGGGGTCTTTACATCAGCCTTAGCATCAAAGCCATCAGCGGGTTTATCGCCACCTTCAGCTCCTGCCTTATCGTCACTTCCACCTTCGCCAAAGAATTGCAAATTAAGGGGTATTCCAACGAACTGTTTGTTTTCTAACATCTGCATATTCCTCCCGTTTAATGCCCGTCGGCAATATTTTGTTACCCCGTTTATGAGGCCCGTCGGCCCGGTAAAACACCCTCGGACGGTAGCCGACCATACTCAACCAGCCCCATCCGTTCCCTTTGTTGCAATAGCCCAGTCTCTTCGCTGAACCGTGTATATAACGCACTCAAGTCCCTCTGCTTTCCCTTTAGGCCTTGTATCTCACCTTGGAGGTTTAAGCTCGGGTCCTGCCTTTGGGCAGCTTCAAGTGCATATATATCCCTTTTCACCGACCGAGTTTCTCGCTCAATCTGTCTTTGTACCTGTGTTGCTTCATAACTCGAGTAGGTCTTGCCGTCGAACTCAATGTCCTTATTCAAGGCCTGTCGTTGTTCCTCTGTATACATAGGGGTACTAATTCCGAGGAATATTCCCCACTTGGTATGCCTGCAATTCGGCTCATCCATTTGGTCGCCGACCACATCGTCGAATATTGGATAGCCTCGTGTTCTATCTCGGTATATGGCGAATTGTCTGCCTTGCCATACCTCATGTGTAGGTCTTGCTCCTACGTGTGCCGACGTCTCATAGCCATCTGCATCCATTTCCCTTGCATTCAGCTCTGATATGTCGTTGGTACACTGTTGCAGGCCCGTAAGCACAGCACGCCTTACAGCAACATCAAGGTGGTCATTTCGTCTGCCATAGCTGATGTACTGAAGACCTTGGTCCGACAAATCCTTTACTGCACTTCGCACGGCACTGCCATAATCTCTGGCTCCGGTTGCAACCTGGAAGTATGCCGTGTTCAACGTGTTGTGGTAAGCCACTTCAATCGGCAATCCCTTCATGCCTATGCTACCGGTCATGTTCAAGAACCGGCTTTCAAAGTCCCGAATGCTATTCTGGATTATCTGCCGTTTAGCATATGTCATGTGTAAGGTCTGTCCGGCTAACTCGCCGGTTACCCTCTCGCGATTGAAGCTCAGAAGGTTGGCATTCTCAAACATCAATGTGATTTCCTGCATCGCTATTCGGGTTGTCCTCTGCAGCTCTGTTTGAATGTCTGACATCATGTAGCCGGCCTCACTCAATGCTTGGAGCTGGTAGGTGGACGTCGGTGTAAGCGAATATTCGTCGGTGGCCATAAATGTTTTGGTTACTCTCCGACTCACATCGTCTATCACATATCGTTCCAACCCGTAAATCAACTTGAGGATTGAATTTGCATATCGGTTCAACTCATCGGGAAATAACATACCGACCTCCCTTAATATCTATTATAACATGTTATAGCTTGTTTGTCAATATATTATTTTCGTCTGCTATTCGAGCTCTCTCGGAGGTGCCGGCCGGTTTGGGTCTAACATCGTAGTCAGTACGCTCCCATCGCCTCCCTGTGCCTCCATGATAAGTTCCTTAGCCGCCTCTTCGTCCATATTGAAAAACATTTGGTTGGTTTTCCACTTGGGTATGTTTCCGGCATTCTGCAAAATCATGTAGAGGGTGAGTTGTTCAGTGGGGTTTGCCACCACCGAGTCGTCCCAATCGAACGTGATTTCAAGCTCTTCGCCTTCAACGCTTGCCTCAGTTGGGTTCAACCATACCGATATACTATAGGCCAATTGTCTTATGGCATCCTCTAAGGCCTTTTGGTTGTCGACAACAGTGGAGAATGTCCTCTGCCGTGTTTTGGTTATCTCGGTGGCTGTGCGGGCCATTTCGGGTGCCTCGGAAATAGTACCATGGGCAACACCGATAAGGTCTTCGGCATCGCACTTGTTGCTATTCAGCAACTTCAGGTAGCTCTCATGGCGTATTTCGGGGCTCCATTTTTCAAAGAACCGCTTCGTTTCGTCGCCAAGGAGCCGTGTAACCACCTTTGCCAGTTTCTTGGGTATTCTGTCGGTTCTGGCTATGCTCCTCTCGTCGACTATCAAGCGGGCTAGGGAGCTATCAACTTCCCAGTCTATGGCATTCTGCACTATGTCTATTCGCCTTAATGCCTGGGCCGCTCGTACAAGGGGCGATATCCCATAGGGCGAATTGAAGTTCAGGTTGTTTGCCATCGGGGGCTTATACATTCCGACCAGAGCAGATTTTACGTTGGTTATTATCATGTTCGGTTGTATGTTCTCCCATCGTTTAACATCGGTAAGTGGCACCTTTGTATTCCCTAAGTCGTCCCATTTGTACTTGGTGGGGGCCGAAGCCGTAACGAATACCTCGTTGGTTATCGTAACCTGGTTCAGCAACTCATTGTACTTCATGGTTTCAACCTTAGTAAAAAACCGGGCCTGTTGCATTACCGTGCTAAAGAACCGGATTTGGATTATAGCCCCATTGTTGTCATAGTCGTCGATAAGGAACTGGCTCGGGTATACGAATGCCACCCGCATCTTGCCATCAATGCTTGTTACCAGCCCCTCTGCTGTTACCCCCATGGTTGCCCCACTGAAGTAAGGCTTAAACACAATGCCGCCGAGAGCCCAGCCCTTTTCGAGCTCAGTCCTCAGGTTAGGCATTACATAGTCCTGAATAACAGCATCTACGTCGGGATTGTTTTCGACAGCAATCTTGCTCTCTATGGTAACCATTCGAGCTATCTCAGCTGCCACTAATGCTCCCGTGTTCGTCCCTATCAGCGGGTTATCCTTATCCTCGGATAGCCATGGCGGGTTGTTAATGTAAATACGCTCGGCCAGCTCCAGATTGTCCATTTGGCGAGACAACACTACGTCCTTATCTGCAGTGGTAGCATTGTCTGTGGTGCCAGGTGTAACCGGTGCTTGCCTCCTGAACAATCTGTCCCATAGGCTCATATCTTGTTGCCCCTCTCATTCAGTATGTTGCCCCTGCCATCCCACTTGCCAAACACCTCAGCAACTACTCCCAATGCATATAACACTGCATCTCGCTCCTTAGTGCCCGGCCCATAGGTATATGCTACTTCCCTTACTAAATGCACATAGCACGTCCAACACAATGTAGCATCAGGCTCGCCCTGGTTGTGTGCAAAGTGCCCAGGCATGAATG